TTCACAATAGTTATTTTCTCCTTTATATCTTCCAAATGCGAGGGTGGCACATACAAATGGTATGGCTGTCCATAGTAAGACATTACCTAACATCATGACCTCCAAACATTGCTCTCATACCATTTAGGACTTTGTTAGCGAACTTTCCAAGTCGTCTTGACTCAAATCTTGAGTATAACGCACTGCTAATAACAGGAGAGGGTACACCAAGATCCACAGCAGCGTGAACAGTCCAACGACCCTCACCACTGTCTGATACTCCACCATCAAACTTGCTAAGCTCTCTATCGCTGCTAAGTACATCAGCGGTAAGGTCAAGCAACCAACTGCCAACCACACTACCGCGACGCCATAACTCAGCAACTTCAGCACAGTTAATATCATATTGATAGTCTGCTGGATTTTCCATTGGAGCAACCTCAGCATCGCCTTCTTTAACGTACTTTGACCCAGCATTAGCTTCATGCAGGATATTAAATCCTTCTGCGTATGCTTGCATGATTCCATATTCAATACCGTTATGAACCATCTTTACAAAGTGACCTGCACCAGGTCCTCCACAATGTAACCAACCTAGTTCAGACTGCCTAACAAAGTCGCCAGGCTTAGTGCGCTCGGCAGCGGAGATGCCTGGTGAGAGTGCGTTAAATATGGTTGCACAAGTGGCGACGCTAGTGTCTCTGCCACCAACCATAAGACAGTATCCACGCTCCAAGCCATAAACACCACCACTAGTACCACAGTCAATATATTGGATACCCAGTTTAGAAAGACGTTCTTCTCTTTTCCTACTATCCTTAAAATTGCTATTGCCATGATCAATAATAATATCTCCCTCACGACAAAACTGTAATAACTCATTTAGTGTGTCCTCTACTGTTTCTGCTGGCACTACCATCATAAAGATGCCAGGTGTTTGTGTTGTATCAGTAAATACACCCTTCTGAGAATGCACTGCTTCTACAAGATTTTGAATGGATGTAGTACATCCACTGATATATCCTTTATCATATTGCTTGCAAGCCTTCTCGTAGTTATTTCTATATCCCCAAACTTCAATTCCTGCGTCTTTCATACGGCGAGACATTCCTTCGCCCATTCTTCCTAAACCAATAACTCCTACTTTCATCTAATCATCTCCATGGCTTTACGTAGTTCTTCAGCATGATGTATTTCATCCTCCATAATTTCGTAGATTTTTTTATCAGTCTTATCTATGTGCATTAGATAATCGCTATAAGTCTGTGCAGCATGTTCCTCTACCTCTAAACTTAAATGATAAGCTTGCTTAGGAGCAACGTAATAATATACTACATTAACCCAATAGTAGAGAAGCACTAAGTGTCTAGCAAAGAAACGATCAATCCAATAATCATTACCTCCTTTGCTTTCCATATAAACAAGATGTTCTGTTTCGTTAACCGACTGTCCGAAGTGTTCTTCCATCAAATACAGATGGTCAGGACCTCGCAATCCCATGCTTTCTCTTAGATGTAAGACACTTAAAAAAGCAAAATAGGGTGCCCGAGCTATTTCCTCAAGCACCCAAAACCTTTGGAAGTGTCTTCCTTTGTAAAGAAAGTCAATGATTGCAACAGTGATGTTTAAAACAACAGTGTTGATTTTTTTCATTAGTTGACGTGAATAGTTCCAGTCATACCAGCACCTTTGTGTGGAGCACAAAAGAACTCGTAATCTCCTGCTTCGTTAAATGTAATATCTTGAGATTCGCCAGGTGCGAACATCAATGATTCTCTTGAAAGATCTGCGCGACCTTCAACAATAATATTATGTGGTGGAAGCATACCGTTCACAAAATGTACGGTATCTCCTGCTGAAATACTGATATCGTTTGGTTCAAATACAAGGTTACCATTTGAACCCATTGTTACATCAACTGCCCATGCAGGTAATGCTAAAAATAGTGTAGCTAGAATTGCAAAAATAAACTTCATAACTCAATTGTCTGTTGAATATTGGTCTTGATAAACTCTGAGTTTATTAATCAAGGCTTCATATTGTTCCCACATCCATTCACTACCTGTCTGATCCTGATAGAGTTTACAGGCAGTTATGATACGCGAGATGTCGCTGTCTTTTAGACGCATTATATTATCAAAACTCATATACTAATTATAGTAATACCAACTACTATTACGCTGTCTTTATAATGTTTTTATAAGTTATGTCAGCAATTCCAAGCTCTTAGTGATTTGTTGATCCTGCTGTCAGGATCGCTGGCTGTTTTCTTAGAGGTTAACTTCTTTTTCATGCCTTTCATTCTAGCGCAGAATGATGCCCTACGGGGATTTCCAACCTTCTTGCTTGGAGCTTTAAGGTCGCTTCCAGGATTTTCTCTCTCGTAAGATTTTCTGCCTTTCTCGTTAAGACCTCCAGACTTTGACTTGCCAGCCTTCTTTGTCCAGGCTGCACCTTCTAAAATTCCGTTATCCTGCTCACTGGCAGACTCAGCGAGTCTTTTAAATTCTTTGTAGTCTATCATAAAGATACCATGACAGGGTATACGAATCTATTTAGCGTTTTCCACCACCCATTTGCTTTAACATCTTCTGTAGTTCTGCTGTAGAACCCACAAACATAGCGTTGTTAGTGACTTTTGAAGGACCTTTCTTCTCTTCATCTAGGTCTTTCATGTTCTTATGTAATGCCTGTAATTTCTCTGTCATGTCTGCAACGTGCTTCATTGCTGCTACAGCGACTTCGTATGCTCTAGGGTGACCACTCTCTTGTGCTACCTCTAAGGCACCTCTGACCGCCTCCTGACCCTGATCTATAAGACTATACAATTCTCCACGAGTATACTCATAGTCTTTCTGTTGATCATCCTTATCTGTTTTAGGACCTGCGGGTTTAACTGGCTCTGATGGAACATCAACACTGATGTTGAGCATCTCTTCCATGTTTTCTTCTAGGCTACTCATAAGAATTCAATCCCTTCATTAAATCCAAAGTCATCACCAGCATCTACCAGTGCGTCATCATTAACATCTATGACACCATCAGTATTGATATCTGTTTTTGCTTTGGGTGTATATGTTCTTGTAATTGTTCTACGGTTAACTGCTCTATCACCAAGTGTTTCGTGAATGATTGCCTTCTTAATAACATCAGATGTGTTGTAAGGACCGTATAGATAAGTCTTCATTGTGAAGTTTAGAGTATAGATGATGTATCTACGCTCATAGAAACTATCATCCCACTCATCTTCATATCCAACATTATTCAGAACTACAGCGACATCACGTTTCTCATTCATGTCTGGAATCATGTTGAGAGTGATGCTAAAAGATGGTTGGAAGTATGGCAAAATCTGCTCAGTAATTTGTAGAGCATCATCTTGAGACTTAGCAATAACTCCTAGTTCAAATGATAAGTTGTATGGTACAGGAACATATTGTACTCTTACCTCACCACCGTTGTTATCAATAATAGTTCTATATTTTTGAATAGGAGATGTTTTGCGAGTAGGATCATAATCAATATTTGTCATCTCAAAGTAGAGACGAGGTAATGTGATCGCTACTTTTCTATTGGATGCGTTCTCTTCTAGTCTTACAATAAACTTTTGCTTAGGACCATATGCTAGAGGCACTTTCATTTCCTCTAGTACAGTTCCGTCACTTGGATCTGTACTCTTCATTGTGATATTATTGAAGAGCGTACCAAACGCTACGATGTTCTTACGAACAATCTGATTGTAGAAATGTGATCCTAACATTAGATACTACCTGTAAAATTACCAAATTCACCAAATGGATTTCCTTCTGTCCAATCCACTATATTGTCAGCATCATCTTCAATCGCTCTATTCTGATCGTAGCTGCTGTTGACATTATTTAGAGTGTCAAATGTTTCAGGACTCCATCTAGCACCAGAAGTCAATCCAGTAATGACTTCAGCAGTGGTAAACGTTCCTGTCCTGTTGATGACTTGAAGCGACCTTGTTGCACTGTCCCAAGACTTGACTTCTGCTCTATTGTCCT